GCTTGCGACTCATTGTCCATGTCTAGTGTGTTAGACAAGTCAATGTCAGTCTCTGGTACATAGAAACTGCTACCATTTGGTAGTGGTACTTCCCTTGTAGTAGAGGTAATGTAATGCTGTGGCGGTAGCCTACGCATCTTAGACAACTTAGCAAACTGTTCACCCAATGTTTTGAATGCATCACGATTGTCAATCTCCCAGATGAATGCAGTAGTATCCACATCAACAGGATTACCATCCGCATCAGTAGGATTAACCAACTCTACTGTACCAAACAAAGCACGTACACGTTTGATTGACTTGATTAAGTCTTTCATACTATCTGGTAGTGCTGCCCAATCTTTGATGAACCCTGCAGGTTTACCACAGTTGAAGCCACCATCGTTGTCCTTCATGTCATTGTTAAGATCATTAGCCATGATAGTCTTGACGAACTTGTTAGGTGTCTTGTCACTACCCTTGACGAACTTCTTATACATAAAACGTTGTAAGAATGGTCGGATAGATACTTTATCAGCATAGTACGTAGGACCATCTGGTATCTCTAGTTTGTATGCACCACCACCTATAACCTCTACGTTCTTCATCTTACCTGCAATCTCTTGCTGACCCATGATGGGTGTGTGATGAATGCGTAGACGTGCTAATGTACTAGCAGACTTACTAGTCTTAGGTGAGTCAGC